CAATAAGTAATAAATTAGATAATATAGAATCACGGTTAGCTAATTTAAAATATACATTAGGTACTAATGATAGAGCTGCTTCTTATACACACTTAAAAGAAGTTTCATCTATAATTTCCGATATAAATACATTACTTAACAGAGAAATACAAGATTAATATGTTAACAGCAGAGCAGATACAAAACAATTACGTTAAACATCATAAAATTATTGACCACTACATAACAGGTAGAAAGGAACAAGTTAAGGAGATGATAAAACACATGGAAGATAACTATGTTATGGCTCCTGCAAGTGGAAGAGCTTGGTATCATAATGCTTTTGCCGGTGGATATGTAGATCATGTTAATAGAGTTGTTCAATTTGCTATTAAACAAAAGAATACTTACGAAGAAATGGGCGGTATGATTGATTTTACTGATGAGCAATTAGTATTTGCAGCTCTCTTCCATGATTTAGGTAAAATGGGTGACGGAGACTCCCCTAACTATATTCCTCAGACTGATAAGTGGAGGCAAGATAAGCTATCAGAGATGTACACATACAATCCAGATCTTGACTTTATGCTTATTCCAGATAGATCTCTATTCATACTTCAGAAATTCGGTATAAAAGTAGACCAGAAAGAGTTTTTAGCTATAAGATGTCATGATGGAGTGTTTGATAAAGCAAATGAATCATACTTCTTTAGTAATATGGAATCATCCAGACAGAAAACATCTATAATTTCTATTCTACATACAGCAGACTTTTTAGCCTCTAAAGTTGAGTACGATATTTGGAAAGCAGCAGGCGGTAATTCTACTTCTAAAGTGAAAAAAACAGCAGCTTCTACAGGAAGAAAGGTAAATTCTTCCGAAGGTTTATCTAAAATGCTTAAAAACTTATAAAATATGTTGGTAACTATAATAATTCTTTCTATATTAATAATAATACTAGGGGTTGCCCTACGTAACCTGCTAATTAAAGTAGAGAAGTACGAAGATGTCACTGTGAATCAGACAAGTTACTTACAAAATATATCAAATCTAATTACAGATTCACAAAAGCACCTAAAGAGTCTTGATGAACGTGAAGTTTTCAAGTCGGATGATGAGGTCGGTTATTTTTTTGAACAACTAAAAAAAGTGCAAGAAGAACTAAACCGCTACATGCTCCCACAAAACTATGGCAAGAAAGAAAGCAAAAGCTAATTACTTTACTTCAGAAACAGAAGAATATATAAAAAAATATAACGTATCAGAAGACACAGAGTATAGAGCAGATATATTCACAAAACACATCTACCTACCTTTTTATAAACTCGCAGAGAATATAATACATACTTTTAAATTCTACTACACAGATGTAGAACGTATAGAAGACCTTAAACATGAAGTAGTCTCTATGCTACTTGAGGAGAAAATAATGAAATTTGATCCCGACCACGGTGCTAAAGCGTACTCTTATTTCGGTACAATCGTTAAGCGTTGGTTAATTAACTACAACAATAAAAACTATAAAAAGTTAAAACAGATAGGTTCTTTCGATGATATGGAGGAATCTTTTGAAGGTAGTATGAATGTTAAACTCCCAGGCGGGATTACATTGAGCCAATTTTTAGATATGTGGGTTGAGAAAGCTTACGATAAAATGGATGAATTATTTAACAAAGATAGTGAGAAGAGAATAGCAGATGCTGTATTAACTATATTTAAAACAAGAAACGATTTAGATATATTTAAGAAAAAAGCATTATATATCTACATAAGAGAAATGACTGATTGTGAGACTCCCCACTTAACCAAAGTAATTTCCATTCTTAAAGATGATTTCTATGAGATATACTATAAGTATAATGAAAAGGGTAGGATCGTAATAAAAGATATGTAATCTATTTATTATAAAAGATATGGATTCAGATAAAGAAATATTTAACGGAAAGAAACTATCTGACCTTTTTGAAGAGATATATACGAACTCAAGAGAAACGAAATCTCAAGTAAAAGGGTTGATTGGTGAACTTAAGCCTTTAATAGAAAACATAGGAGATGCAACTTTACTTGTTCCTATGATTAAGGAGTATATGGAGATTGGTGTCAAAAATGATGAACACCTAATTAAGCTAGCGACAGTAATACAGAGATTAGAAGCTATTCAATCTAAAGGAGGAGACGGAGACATGTTTGATTTCTCAGAATTGCAAGGCTTGTTAGATGATCAAGAAGATGTAAAACAGGAGTTAGAAGAGAAACCAGAAGAAGGTAAAGAAGAGTAATGGGATTTAATACATCATTAAACAGTATAAGAACTTCCCCTGGAGGAGGTAGCAGTACTACAACACCCAAAGTGTTCGGTAGAGTAGTTGATATAATACTTGACGAGGACCACCCAGAGTACAAAAATAGAGGCGGTGGGATGGCAATAAACGGAGTATTCTATAAACAATTAGGTAGAAGTCAAAAAGAACTAACCCCTAACGCGCTACCATTTGCTTTCCAACATAGTGCACATATTAAAACAGTTCCAATTATAGGAGAAATAATACAGGTTGTTTCAATGCCGAATCTATCCCTTCTAGGCTCAGAAAAACCTAATACCAAGTACTACACTGGCATAGTAAACACTTTTAATAATGCTAATTCAGGTGCATATCCCGATTTGCAAAATAACTCAGATTTAGATATGAGTTACGGCAGTAAATTTAAAGAGTTAGGAAAAGTAAACCCAATAAGGTCAACACCAGGAGATATTCAAATAGAAGGTAGACAGGGACAGTCTATTAGGTTTACAGGAGGCAAAGGAACAGGTAACCCTTGGATTGATGATGAGAACATAGGATCACCTGTTACGATAATAAGTAACGGTCAATCTGATACTAAAGAAGGTTTTTCTACTTTAGGAGAAAATATAGACGAAGATAACTGCTCAATCTACCTAGTATCTAACCACCAAATACCCTTAACTCCTGCAAGCGAAAAGCGAGACGCTTGCGATGAAGATCCCGAGAAATCAGATCAATTTAAAGGTAATCAAATACTGCTTAATGCTGGAAGATTGTATTTAAATGCAAAACAGTCTGATATTCAATTATCTAGTATAAAAAGTATAGGACTAAATACAGAAGGCTCCATTAATATAGATGGTTCTTCCTACCTTTGCTTAGACGCTCCAGTAATGTACCTCGGCTCTAAAGCAAGAACAGCATCAGATAGTAATAGAGAGCCAGTAATGTTAGGTAACCAGACAGAAGCATTTTTTCAAAACGTTTTAAACCTTCTTGAAGGTATGGCTAAGGATATGGCAGTAGCTAAGACTATTAAAGGTCACCCAATCCCAAGTATTAATAAGAGAGGAACACAAGCACAGCCGGTAATAAGACAATTGAGAAATTTAATTAACCCTTCAGGACCTTCTCAGTTGAAATCTAAAAAAGTATTTACAGAATAATGGCACTTTCATCTCAAATATCAGCTATTGTAGCAGGACAGTTAGGAAAAATAGAAGGAGACTTAGAAGCTAGAATTCAATTAGAGGCTAATAAGATGTTGGGTAAGTTCTCTAACCAATGTCCTCAAGGTACAGCGTTAGTAGGAATTATAAATACTAAAAACGCCCTACTATCCGGAGTAAATAAATTTCAAAAGAGATCAGATAAATTTCTCAAATTAGCTAATAATTTAAAAAAAGCAATTAGATCAGCAAAAATTATACTAAAATTACTTAAAGTTAATCCAACACCTGTAGCTACCGGTATACCGCCGAGTGATTACGGAGGATTAATCTCTGCAAAAACAACAGGTAGCATAACATCACAAGCTGATAGACTGTATAATATACGTAAACTACTAGAAAATTTAGATGGAGACGTATCATCTATTCAATCTTTAGTAGCAGGAGTAAGTCCAAGTTTAAATAATATAAAAGACCTACTCTCTAATGTAAATCTTAGATCACAGGAATGTTTAGATGCTCTATCCTCTGGAGAGATGACAGATGAGGAAAAGAAAGAATTAAAGGATCTTTTAAATAAAGTACAACCACTAGAAAATACAGGTTCAGAAGGAATCCCAGATGAAGATTATATATTTAAATCAGATTCGGGGAAGGTATATGAAATCGCGATTATTGAAGATAAACAAGGAGATGGACCTATTCCTAGACGATTAGCAGTTGCCAAAGACAACATAGGAGTAATAGTACTTAGAGGTCAACCATCATTTAGTGCTGATACAACTGTACTAATACAGGAATTAAAATTTAGAATAAACAACCAACTTCCATAAACTAACTATTTATAATTATGAAACTCGATCAATTAAGAAATATCATACGAGAAGAAGTCAGATCAGCTGTTAAGGAGGAGTTACAAGAAGTAATGAACGAAGCAGTAAAAGCGGCAAGTGCACCAAATACATTGGCAGCACCTGCTAAGACTATTCAAGTAAAAAAACAAGTACCGACATCAACTAACCCTCTAATGGAGATGTTAGAACAGACCAAAGCAAATATGACTACTGAAGAGTATAAAAACGTATATGCAGGAACATCAGATATGGTTCAAAAGCCAAATTTTGCAACATCAATGGCTAATCAGATGGGTATGACACGACCTGCTGGAAACACACCAGGCTTAGATATATCTCAATTTGATTTTGTTAAAAAAGCAGGTTCTATATATAGCAAGTCTATAGAAAAAGATAAACAAAAACACGGAGTAGCATAATTATGGCATTTAATAGTAGAAGAATTAATCCATTAGATTTACAGCCAAGAAAAGCGATAGGAGTATCCTTACCGTTATCTGGAGCTGCTGTATTTAATTCTACGTATATGACTAAGGATGCTATTAGAACAAATCTAATTAACTACTTCCTAACTGGTCAAGGAGAAAGGTATATGAATCCTAGCTTCGGTACTATTATTAGAAACTTAATGTTCGAAAATATAAACCAGAATATGATCGATAGAGTAAAGAGCACAGTCAGAACAGGATTATCAGAATACTTCCCTACTATAGTACCTAGCGATTTTAGAGTTATTGGAACACCCGATTCAAATACAGTTACATTATCACTTAAGTATTCTATCAAAAATACAAATATACAAGACGAGGTAGTAATAAATTTTGAACAATAATGGCAGAAATAAGAGATATAAAATACGTTTCAAGAGAATTTTCAGACTATAAACAGGAGTTAGTAGAGTTTGCAAAAAACTACTTTCCTGATTCCTACAATGACTTTTCTCCTACATCACCAGGAATGATGTTTATAGAGATGGCCGCTTACGTAGGAGATATTTTATCATTCTACCAAGACACACAACTCCAAGAAACTTTCCTGCAATACGCTAAAGAACCAGGTAATTTATATTCTATGGCGTATATGATGGGCTATAGACCTAAAATAACTAATGCTTCTGAAGTTGAATTAACAGTATCGCAAAATATAGGTGCTGACCCTACAACAAATCAACCTAACTGGAATCAAGCACTTGTAGTAAATGAAAATGCTACTGTAACATCTACAGCAAAAGGGAGAGCAAATTTTTTTATTGAAAACAAAATAGACTTTAATTACTCCAGTTCTTATGACCCTACCGATATAGTAATCAGTCAGCTAACAGGGGGAATACCATCAGAGTTTACTTTGAGTAAAAAAATAAAAGCTTTTTCCGGCACTATAAAATCTACATCAGAAACATTCTCTACTGCTGAAAAATTTAAAACAATAACTATTGAAGATGCTAATATTATAGGAATACTAGATATTGAAGATAATTCTAGCTCAAGTAATAATAGGTGGTATGAAGTTCCTTTTTTAGGTCAAGATACAGTTTTCATAGAAAATACAAACTTAAGCTCCGATGTAGATAAGGTACCGAATACCATCTTATTACAGAAAGTACCTAAGAGATTTGTTACAAGGTTCAATTCAAAGGGTCAATTAATAGTTCAATTTGGAGCAGGAACAGTAGGTGCTGATGATGATACTTTTACTCCTGATCCTACTAATGTAGGGATGGGAACACTACAGGGAGTAAATACTTTAGACAAAGCATTTGACCCTTCCAATTTCCTATACACTAGTACTTATGGACTTGCCCCTTCTAATACTACCTTAACTATACGTTACTTAGTTGGAGGAGGAATAGAATCTAACGTTCCTGCAAATACACTAACAGGGTATAACGCAAATATTACTTCCCCAGGTAGCGATAATACCTACGAAAGTACTATAGCTTTTAACAACCCCCTACCTGCAGCAGGTGGTAAAGATGGTGACACTATAGAAGAAGTACGACAAAACACATTAAGAGCATTCTCAGAACAGAAAAGAACAGTTACCCTTCAGGATTATACTGTAAGAGCCCTCTCTTTAGATCCGAAATTCGGTACAATAGCAAAAGCATTTGTTACTCACGATGAGTTGAACAGTACAAAATCTTCTACAGATTCTATAATAGACAACAATCCACTAGCACTATCTATGTACGTTCTAGCTTTTAACAACGATAAACATTTGATTACTGCACCTAAAACTCTAAAAGACAACTTAAAGACATATATGGCGTACTACATGCCATTAACAGATGCACTTAATATAAAAGATGCATTTGTAGTTAATATTGGAGTAAATTTTGATATATTAGTAAGACCTAATTTTAATAGTAGAGACGTACTACTTAAGTGTAATAATGCACTTCAAGATTTTTTTAAGATAACTAAATGGAATATAAATCAAGCGGTAAACGTATCTACTATCTATAGTCTGTTAGATAAAGTGACAGGAGTACAGACAGTAAGTAAAGTAGAAGTAATTAACAAACAAGGAGGGAACTACTCAGAGTATGCATACGATATAAAAGGAGCTACTAGGAACAACGTAATATACCCCTCTTATGATACAATGATATTTGAATTAAAATTTCCAAATCAAGATATAAAAGGAAGAACAACAGTACTATAATATGGCAATTTACAGAATATTTCCAGAGAAAGATACATTTATATATACCGAGCAACTAACAAGTAACGCCGGTAAAGATGAAATTATAGAGATAGGAGGATACCCCGGTACCTTAGACAGTACAGGACAAACAAATCGTATTTTAACTAAATTTTCTGATGAAGAGATACAAGATGTGATACTAAATAAAGTAACACCGGGATTAATTAACTCAATGAGTTCTAGTTTAAAAATGTACCTAGCTAGTGCAACAGAATTGCCAACAGAATATACACTATACGCTTATCCGGTACATACCAACGGTTCTTCTGATTGGGATAATGGTACAGGTAAATTTGGAGACATACCTATTAATACCTCTGGTGCAAATTGGACGTATAGAAAATCAAATCTAGAAGCAGCCTGGAACACATCTGGGTTTTCTCCATTCACAACTGCTTCCTACATAGACGGTAAACAAGGAGGAGGTAACTGGTATACAGCATCAAATGCAGAGTCAATGGAATTTTTCCAATCTCACAGTATGTCATCAACTCACGATATGGATATAAATGTAACTCCTGCTATAAAACAGATGTACGGAGGTACTCTGAGCAATAAAGGATTTATAGTAAAATTACAAAACGACTTAGAACACAGTACTGAATCATCAATTAAACTAAAGTACTTCGGTAAAGACACAAACACAATTTATCCACCCGTACTAGAATTCGGCTGGGATGATAGAGTATACAATCAAGGTACTCTTTCAGTACTTGACACAGATATGTCAGTAATAGATATAAAGAATAATAAAGGTAAATACGTAGATGAGGGAAAGCAGAGATTTAGATTAACAGCTAAACCTCAATACCCAACCAGGAGATTTACAACATCATCAGTATATTTAGATAACTACGTACTACCATCTGCATCCTATTGGGGATTGAGAGATGAAAATACAGAAGAAATGGTAGTTGACTTTAGTACAGACTTCACTAAAATAAGTTGTGACCCAGAAGGTTCATTCTTTGATATTTACATGGAAGGGTTGCAGCCTGAGAGATTTTATCGTATATTAGTAAAAACAGAGGTTGGAGGTAGTAGTGTTGTAAGCGATAACCGTAACATATTTAAAATTGTTCGTAATGGCTAAAGAGAGGGTTAGAATCCAGAGACAATCTTACAGAAGAGCACAGATACGTACATCTTTAGATGTTGAATTCAATACCTTTAAGGAAGAGGAGCAACAAATAGATCTAGAGACAGTAGAGGAGTTTTTTAGGTTATACGATAAGTTGTTCTACTCTATACCAGTAGAAGGAGAAGTAAATTCACATGAATTCATATTAGAAAGAAGTTCAGAAATTGCCGATTTTGATAAGAATACAGATGACATACAACCTCTGTTAGAGGAAATTACACAACTTAGAGAACAACTTTTAGATGCTAATCAACAGATATTTGATTTACAAAATCAATTATAAATTATGATGAAAGTAAAATACGACATATTCGAAATAGACCCAGATAATCTATTAAAATTAGATGTTGTTTCTGATGAGAATTTAAAAAGCTACTTAGACGAAATTACTATACCAAGTACCTTTATTCCAAACGAAGATTTCGTAGAATTAGCATACTATACGTTAGATAATACTAAGCTATTAACTATTGGTAACTATACTAAGTACAGTATACTATCTGGAGATTCAAGAACATCTGTAGAAGGTAACTCGGAAATATCAATAGATCCGCTAGAAGACTATAAATCCTACTACAGTAATAATTCTGAAGTAAAAGCTCTATACCATTTCTTAAGAAACCCATTTAGAGTTCAGGACACTAATTCAACATTCTCCTTAGAGAGTATTTCCCCCGATAGGAGAGAGTTAAGGTTAATTCCTGTAAGTCTAGGAGCAATAGATGTAGGTGTACTGGCTAATCGATTAGAAAACAGATTAGAAAACTCTACTTATAACTTAGATATACACTTATACAGTAGTGCTAATGAATTTTACCCTATAGTTAATATAGGAAGCAGGGAGTTTAGAGGTACAACAGCCATAGTAGTAAAGTTAGCAGAACCACTCACATCTTCAGTTAAAATATACAGTACTTTCTCAGTTATTGAAAAAGTATCTGACTCACTAGCTTACGAAATCAACTTAACTATAGAAGAAGAGGTAGTTAAACCGCCGACTTTAAGAGGAGCAAATTTTAATGTAGGAGTAGGAGAACAGTCAACAGAACCTTCAGAATACTTTAACTACAGCGAACTATTTAGCTTTCCTAATGGGAATAGTAATAGGGAATTAAATTCTCTCTTTAATGAAAAAGGAGCAGAACTAGGAATAGATTACTCAGAGTTTAATAACTTTATTAATTTTTCATCTATCGAAGAGAGGTTACGTAATTTTAAGTATAAGGTAGAATTACTAGAATCATATCAAGTTAATTTAAATATAATTAATAACACAGGTGCTTCATATAATTCTTCAGGTATCTCTGGAAGTAGGGAATACTATGAAAATCTACTTGATGGAGTAGTTAACAATTTCGACCACTACGAAAGAAGTTTATATTACGAAAGCGGGTCTAATTCATGGCCTAAGTCAAACTCTACAAAACCATACCTTAACCAGCAATCTAACTCTACAGATTCAACAACATGGTACAATAGTAAAATACAGGAAGCAGTATTATATGATGCTCAAAACGTTAACATACTTACCAACACTATACCATCGTACCTAAAAGAGGATACAAGTAACGACCCTTATAACTTATTTATCAATATGATTGGTCAACATTTTGATAATTTATGGACATATACGGATGCTGTTTCAAAAAAGTACGATGCTGATAATAGACTAAATAGAGGGGTATCTAAAGACCTAGTTGAAGAACTACTTAAAAACTTTGGGCTAAAACTATACACAAGTAATAAATCAGCAGAAGATTTATTTAAATACTTTATTGCTAACTCCTACGATGTAGATGGTGAATATTTACCTCCAACTGCCGCTGGTAATTCCGGTATAATAACATCCGGAGAACAACCTCTATCACAGAATGATTACCAAAAGGAAATATACAAAAGAATATACCACAACTTACCTATACTGTTGAAAAGTAAGGGTACAGAAAGAGGATTAAG